CATCAGGACAGGATTCTGGATCTAAGCAGATTAATCCTGGAACGGTATATCGTAATGGATATGGCTTATTTGATGTTATTACTCCACCATATAATATGTATGAGTTGGCTAATTTTTACGATACATCCTTTGCTAACCATGCAGCCATTGATGCCAAGGTAGAAAACATTGTTGGACTTGGTTATAGATTTGATATGACAGATAGTACCTCTCTTCGTTTTGAAATGAGTGAAGATGAAGACAAGGTAAAACGTGCTCGCAAACGTGTAGAGCGAATGAAGATTGAGATCCGTGACTGGTTAGAAAGCCTTAATGATGATGACTCATTTACAAAAATTATGGAAAAAGTTTTTACAGACCTTCAAGCAACGGGTAACGGTTTTGTTGAAGTAGGAAGAAATGTTGAAGGCGAAATTGGATACATTGGTCACATTCCTGCAACTACTGTTCGTGTTCGTAGACTACACGATGGCTTCCTTCAGATCATTGGGCAAAAGGTTGTTTACTTCCGTAACTTTGGAGCAACTAACCCTAACCCAGTAACAAATGATTCTCGCCCAAATGAGATTATTCACATTAAAGAATATTCTCCACTAAATACTTTTTATGGAGTTCCTGATATTGTTTCTGCCCTTCCATCTCTTATTGGAGACAAGTTGGCCTCACAATATAACATTGACTATTTTGAAAACAAGGCGGTACCAAGATACGTAATCACACTAAAGGGTGCACAACTGTCTGGTGACGCAGAAGACAAGATGTTTAGATTCTTGCAGACAGGTCTAAAATCTCAGTCACACAGAACTCTTTATATCCCGCTTCCTGGGGATACTGATCAGAACAAAGTTGAGTTTAAGATGGAGCCAATTGAAAATGGTATTCAAGATGGCTCATTCAAAGAGTATCGCAAGCAAAACCGTGATGACATTTTGATTGCTCATCAGGTACCTATTTCTAAACTTGGAGGAGCAGACTCCTCAGCCATCGCAGCAGCCTTAGCACAGGATCGTACTTTTAAGGAACAGGTTGCAAGACCTGCACAGCATCATTTAGAAAAGATAGTTAATAAGATTATTCGTGAAAAAACAGATATTCTTGAACTTAAGTTTAATGAGTTGACGCTTACAGACGAAATTGCACAGTCTCAAATTCTTGAAAGATATGTCAAGACACAGATCATGCTACCAAACGAAGCCCGTGAGATCCTTGATTTACCACAGGTTAGTCATGGGGATGAACCACTTCAACTCTCAGCAAGGCAGGCAACTGACGCAAGAGCAAACCTAGCAGGGAATCGCCAAAGGGATACAGAAAGAACAAATAACCAATCCGATGGCACGGCAACCGTCTCTGGGAGAAATCCACAAGGAGAAGGTAGAGCGTCTCAATAATTGAGAAACTCCATAAACATTTGATATAATAGGAACTGATATGAAAATAAATAAGGCTTCCTGGGTTACTGAAGGCGACAACGTTCGCTTATCAATGCCCCTTACCAAAGTAGACGAAGGCCGCCGAATAGTTTCTGGTTTTGCATCCCTTGATAATCTTGATAAGCAAATGGATATTGTCACTACAGAGGCATCAATGAATGCTTTTGCTAAATTCCGTGGGAACATTAGAGAAATGCATCAACCATCAGCAATAGGCAAGATGGTCTCATTTAAAGAAGAAAAATATTTTGATCCAGAATCTAAGAAGTTCTATAAGGGTGTTTATGTTTCTGCATACATCTCAAAGGGTGCACAAGATGCTTGGGAAAAAGTCCTAGATGGAACATACACTGGTTTTTCTATTGGTGGAAGAATGAATGAGTGGGACGATGCATATGATGAAAAAGCAGATGCACAAATTAGAATTATTAAAGAATACGACCTGATTGAATTATCATTGGTCGATAGTCCAGCAAACCAGTTTGCTAGCATTATGTCGGTTCAAAAAGTCGATGGTGTTGATATAATTAAAGGTGATGAAACAGTTCTAGAAAACGTATTTTATGATAAAGAATCTGGTATAGTAGTTACCTCAGAAGAAGAAACACTAGCAAGTCCTGTATCTGGAGAAGAGATGCAGAACATTGGCTTTGTTGAAAAGTATGATTCTGATAAAGCAGACATGATTAAGTTCTTAGTTGATAGTGCTAAAGGCATTAGGACAATTAAGATTACAAAGGAGGTAAACCCTATGACAGAAACAACAGCAGTATTAGATACTCCAGTTGAGAATGCAGAGGTCACTCCAGAGGCACAGCCAGCAGAAGTTGTTGAAACTCTTGCAGTCGTTGAAGAAACAGTAGTTGCTGAAGAAGCACCTGCTGCAGAAGCAGTCGATGGTAGTGCAGAATCTACTGATGCAGAGGAAGCACCAGTAGAAGAAGAGAAGACAGAAGAGGCAGTTGCAGTTGCAGTTGCTGATGTTAAAGAAGAAGTTGCTAAGGCACTTGCTGAAATTAACGCTTCTCTTACTAATGCCTTTGGCGATCTCGCTGCAACCGTTAAGTCTCTTCATGAGCAGGTAGCAGCAGTAACAAAGTCCATTGATAATGTAACTGGTGAAGTTAACAGTATCAAAGGTAACTTTAATGAGTTTGGCAAGCGAGTTGATGCCGTAGTTGCAGACACCGCTTTCCGCAAGTCTGGCGATCTAGGCGAGATCGTGCAGTTTGAACCTGTAAAGGTTCAGAAATCCCTATGGGGCGGTCGTTTCCTCAAATCAACCGACCTATTAAACTAAAGATATAAAATCACTAGGAGGTGAACAATATGTCGGAACAAAATACAGATATCGTAAAGAATTATCCTGGATCACCAACCGAAAGCCATGCCCATAACGGAGATGGATCTTTCGCATCTGGTGCCATCGGTGGTGCAACAACCACAGATGCCAACGGTAACCTTTCACCCGCTGCTTCGCTTGGTAACATTGCTACAGCGAACTTCGGATCAACATCTGGCGCAAATGCTGTAAACCCAACTGGAACACCAGGTGGTATTCTAGCACCAGAGCAGGCTCGTCGCTTCATCGACTACGTGTGGGATGCAACAGTTCTCGCCAAGGATGGTCGTAAAGTTACAATGCGTGCAAACACCATGGAACTTGAAAAGGTCAACGTTGGTGAACGTGTAATCCGTGCTGCTGCTCAGGCACAGCCAGATTTCACAAATGCTGGTGCAACTTTCACAAAGGTCGAATTAACTACTAAGAAGATTCGTCTTGACTGGGAAGTTTCAGCAGAAGCGCTTGAAGATAATATTGAAGGTGCAGCACTTGAAGATCATCTAGTTCGCTTGATGACCAATGCTTTCGCTAACGATATTGAAGACCTCGCTATTAACGGCGATGGATCAACAGGCAATTTCCTTTCAATTATGGAAGGTTTCGTCCACTTAGCAGGAGACAACTCAGATGCTCATGAATCAGCAGTAACAGTTGTTGACGACGCTTGGACAACAAACGTAATGCAAGATATTATTCTTGCAATGCCACGTAAGTACCGTGCACTTAAGAACAATCTTAAGTTCTACGCAGGTACAGATGCATTCCAGGGAATCGTTAAGAACAACGGTACACTTGCAGATGCAATCGCTGAAGCCTTTGTTAACAAGGGTCCAGGCACAGAGGCAAACCGTCAGTCATACCTTGATGGCGCAGCACAGACATTCGGTGGAGCACGTACAACACGTGTTCTCGGAGTGGAAGTTATGGAAGTACCTTACTACCCTGCAGGATATGTCGACTTGACATTCCCACAGAACCGTGTATGGGGATTCCAGCGTGATATCACAGTAAATCGTGAATACATCAACAAGAAGGACACAATCGAATACACAGTATTCATCCGCTTTGGTATCCAATGGGAAGAACTTGATGCAGTTGCTTACGCAGATGCAGCAGCAAACTCCTAATTAATACTTAGCAATAGATTGAGGGGGGCAGAGTAAAATCTGTCCCTCTTAGTCATATAAAGGAGAAAAATGTCTTATCCAGGAAATCCAGCAGAAGATCATAATCATATTGGTAATGGCTGCATTGCAGCAGGTGGAACAACAAATACTGTTATAACTAATCCAAATGGAACTATCACAGAAACCAATGCTTTGGGGTGCATTCCCGATGCAAATTTTGGCGAAAACACAATAGTCTCAGGCACACCTTCTGGAATAAGAAGAGCGCAAGGCTTAAGAGGATCTTTAAGAAGATAACTCTGGTATAATTACAATTGAGCATAGGGAGATAATATGAGTCTGACAGTTGAAGAACTATCTAAAAAAACCGTAATGGAATTAAAGGCTTATGCAAAAAAGAATAACATTGAACTTTTTGACTCTAAGACAAAGTTAGAGATTCTTGAGATTTTTGCTAGTTGGGCACCCAACGAAAATGTCCAGGTAGACATAAAGAAAAAAGAAAAAGATTCAGCAGTATACTCAAAAAGAAATATTTATTGGAGTGGCGTAGGCACGCTTAACATTGGCTATAACATCGTTACTAAAGAAGACGCTGAAAAGTGGGCTACACGTAAGTCTGTTAGAATTGCTTCTCCAGAAGAAGTAGCAAGGCACTATGGTAAATAAACATGCAAATACTTAGACTTCCTCCGTATCCAATTTCCATAACCTATGATGTTCCGCTTGCATCAACTCAATACGCTTTTGTAATTGATGACGTTGAAAATCAGTCTATAACACAACAAACTGTAACATCTACTGTAGGCAAAAAGGCAACCTTAGAACTTCCTGTAGAATTTTCTAAATATGATAAATCATACTCTCTTGCAATATATAGACAAATTTCTCAAGGGGTATTAGATGATGAACCAGTTGTAGAAGACAACCTTGATATTACAAGACCGTATATTGATCCAGCATCACTAGGTGTAACAGCAACAGAGATTGCCCAATACACAGAACAAGAAAATCTTGCAAGAACTATTATTGACAATATCACTGGTGGGTTTTATAATAAAAAGACATACCTTGAAACTGTTGGTCAAGGCACAGACTATATCCCACTATGGGAAAGAACAAATAAAATTTTAAAGGTATACGAAAATGCAGAACTAGTATACGATGTTGACAGCGAAGATGGTCCAGCACTTGGAGACTACAACTTTCTAATAACAAAAGATAAGACTGCAATTACAAAAGATCCTGTTGCCTACACTGATGCAATTAACCGTGCTGAGCGTAAAAACTCAAATATGTTTGTTGCTCCATCAGATTCATTTGCTTTATTTGATACAGAAGACAGTGGAAATATTTACACTATACATGGTGGCGTTGGATTTAATGAAGGATATGATTATATCTTTTTGTTGGAAACAGGCTACAAGGTAGTTCCATATGATATCCAAGACGCTACAAGAATGTTGATTGAAGATATTCGCTGTGGCAAGTTAGATTATTACAAGAGATATGTAACATCCTATAATACTGACCAATTTAAGATTCAGTTTGATAAAAAGATTTTAGATGGAACAGGAAATATACTGGTAGATAAGATACTTTCAAAGTATACTAAATCTATTATTAAACTTGGGGTTTTATAATGCAGTGCGAACTTACTGACTTTATGTACCCGCTTCTTGCAGATGTTTACTACCCTTTGGTTGATCAGGGACCTTATGGAAATGTTAAGAAGACTTGGGTTTTAAGCAAAACCATAGCATGTAATTTTTCAAGCGGTGGTGCAGCATTTAAAGAAGAAGTAAGACCTAATGTAAATATTACACAAGACTCAATTTTACTCGGCAGGGTAAAAACAGATATTAGAGTTTCTGAGTCTGAAGACAAGAATGCAATAACAAATGTGCTCATTACCAATATTCGTGATAGATGGGAAAGTCCAATATACCTTGAGACTTCTGGACCCCGTGCAGGAAGATCTACTTTATACGAGATAGCCACTAACGAACCAACACTTGGACCCTTTGGAAGCGTAGAGTATTACAAACTAACAGTTCGTAGATCAGAGAATCAGGCTAGTGATATCTAATGAAACTTAAGGTAAACAGTGTACAGTTTCAAAAAGATATGAAGAATATTATTAGGTATTCAGAAGGTTTTCTTGACGGTACAAAAGCAGGAAAGGTTTTATTTTTTAGAAATCTTGCTATAGAGGTAAAAAATATATTAGAAGAATTTATAGATTCAAACGCATCTGTGAGTCCACAAACTTTACACCACATGTATGAGTGGAACCAAGTTGGTCAAGACTCAGGAAGACTCTTTAAGATAAATGCTGTTGCTAATGGATATGGAATTAATTTTACTGCAGCCTTTA